GCATAACCCTTTGGCCGACAGGCATAACCCTCGGACTTGCAAACATATTAACGCTCGCGCAAACGTCGTTCCGCCTCCGCTTTGTAATCCTGCCAATTTTCGGGGTGTTTTCTAATCACATCGCCCAAAACTGAGTGATTGATCCCGCGATTGATCCCGCCAGTCGTCAATTCACGCAGCAAATCAGGATCAAGGCCGCCGCTTGATGTGCCCCGTGCTGCAGGTGCGCCACCGCCCTGGGGCTTGGGGGCCTTCTGCACCCAGTCCGGCACGTTGTTGCGGGCCCAATCAGCAACAGGGATCCGCTCATAGCCATCGACCACCACAGGGCCGTTGTTGCCCTGCTGAATCTCTTTGTCCTTCAAATAGTTCCGCATGACCAGATCAGGGTCATGAACGATCTCTGAAAGAGCACTCACGGCGGGGGCAGTCAGCTCCAGATCTCTGACACGGGCCTCCAGCTCTTTGATGCGCTGATCCTTCTCTGCACTGGCATCACGGAACTGTTGTTCCATGGCCTGCCTGGCCTCGGTGTACTTACCTTCTGACTCCAGCTTGCTTTGCTCAGCCTGCTGTTTGAACTTCTTCAGTGCCTCGTAATCGTCAGGCACTTCATTGATCAGCTCTTTTTTCTGCAGCTTGCCGAT